TGAAAAAAAACTTTCCCAAAAGCTTTGTATTATTGATTTTCTATGTATCTTTGCATCGTTATTATTTCTCGGGGTATTAGCTCATCTGGCTAATTTTTTCTACTTCTTAATCTGCTGTTTGTCACCTATTTATATTTTTCGTTTTCGTTTGATGTTGAAACAATGTTGAAACAAAGGAGATTTTCATGTTAAAGCCGGGCGTAATCCCCGGCTTATGTTCTTTTTTAACTCTTCCCGGATTCCAATCATGTTCTTTAGTTGTTATTGCTAAAATATTGCTAAAACAATTTTCAAATCATTTCAATTCATCAAGCCTGTAACTACTTCCGTCTATAAATATCGAAGTACCAACAGTTGTAAACGTAGCCTTCTCCCTCACCATTCCACCGAGAGAGTTTTTAGCCCCATAATCCAGTTCCCAATTTACTGTGAAATCTCCATCCTTTGTGTATTTTTCGCTGTACACCTTGAAAGATTCAGGGTCTTTTAAGGTATAATCGAAATATGCTTTATACACTTTCCTCCCTTTATAAACAGCTTCATCGCAGGAACTCATACAGAATAGTGCTGACAAGCCTATTATGGTAAATAGAATCTTCTTCATAATCTTATATATTTAGTTTGTTCTTTAATTCGTTGAAAGTATCTGGATTCTCAAAATCTCCCCAACAGTATTTCTTGTATCTGTCCCGGTCGAAGCTGTCTTTTTTCTCATAAACAATCAGGTAATCCTTATCACATAAAACAATCACAGAAGAATTAAGTAATCGGGCGTATGAGCGCGCTTGCAAATATGCTTCTTCTCTTTCCTTGTTATTCCTCATACACAGCTTGGCTTCAATCAACACTTTTGCCCTTTCCTCATTTGGTTTATTGCCATAATGTAACGCATAATCTGGGAATATCCTATGTCCTCTCCCTGCTTGGATTGGTAACTGCCGGATGAAGTCTTTGTTTTCATACCATCCCATAGAGTTAAGCAATGGTTCCAGCAATTGCTGTTCTACATCATGTTCGTACTCTATAATTACGTCTTTGGGCAAGGTTGGGGCATACAATTTTGGCAAAACCTCTATATCAAATCCTTTTGTTTTTATCATCCGAAGTAACTCTGAATAGTTCTCACTGTTAACCGACCAACCATTTACTCCCTGAAAGTTTTTTCTAACAAGTGGGTGTTTGAAAAAATATTCATCAGTTTGTAGTTCTTTCAAAGTAATGTGAGGAATATTTATTCTATTCCCAATATAGATACACCCGTAGTATCGGAATAGAGGGTCTATTACGCCATCCGTAAGCGATATCTCTATGCAAGTGATTGCACTGATTGGGGACGTTTCGTAATGAACAAGAATATCCCCTTTCTTTGTTTCGGGGCTTGACTGCCAGAATTTCGATTCTAAGGATTTATCTTCTTGGTATAACCTGCCGCCAATGAACCAGACTTGTGACGGTTTGGGCATGTCTATTTTCTCGCTTGGGAGATTATTAGGTGCGAAGTCGTATAGGAAAGACCATAGATCTGCTGGAGATAGTCCATTTTCTTTTCTGAACAAATAAAACACCTCGCAAAGTTCCCAATAATACATGCACCTTCCTTTGTAATCAGTTCTTTTGGGAATATTGGGGAGGTCTATGTTAAAGAAATCCGCTATTTTATTCAGCTCGAATATTCGGCAAAGGAACAGGTACGGGAAGAAATATTCTGGGGCGAACTGTGATAAGACATAGGACATCGGCTGGATAATCCCAAGCATATTCTTGAAGTCGTTAGCAGGAAGCCATTGTTGCCCTTCTACCCTTATGCCTAATGTGATAAGTGAAATGTATAAATCTTTTGCTTCTTCCAATGAGCTGGGATGGTCATAATCTGATACACCGTAGCAATATATATTCTCCAACCAATCGTTATATAAATCTTCTGGTATGAAATTAGCGTACGGACAATAATCCTTGAATAAAACATATCCTCCCGCATCGGAAAAGTATTTTATCATCTCTATTCCGATTGTGGTCTGTTTATATAGGTCCCATGTGTATTGGTTGAAACTCATGGCGTTTATTTCATAGTGTTCATCCTAATGCTTAGTTTAACTAAAGCTAGCGCCCTAACCGAAGATAAAGGAAAGTCTTTGGGTTGGTGATGTTGATTATAACTTACTAATTTAATCCACTCACATCCTCTCTCTGATTGATTTATGTATTTAACGGTTAGATATTCTTCTCCTTCTATATCTATTGAAACTAAGTACATTTCCCCGTAAAATATATGTTGTATTTCTACTGGTACTTCTTTATAAGCTATGATATCTCCTGATTTCAACAAAGGATACATAGAATCTCCTTTTACATATACTGCACCATCGCATTTGGGTATGTTAGGTATACTTATTTTCCCTAATATATTTTGATCCTTGTTTACTAAAAGTGATTTCAAATTTGCAGCAGCTTCAATATCATATAGATAGAGTTCCCCATTTTCTTCTACTTTTTCAGTGTATTTAGGCTTGTTAATAATGGTTACTTCCTCTAGCTCAACGTCATCGCTTACTGATTGTTGAATGAGTTCACTTAGAGACATATTTAAAGATTTTGATATGGTTATCAATTCTGATAATTTTCTTTTAGATAAATCATCATATCTACCTATGTTCGTAGATTCTATACCTAAAGCATCTGCAACAACTTTATTTGTAACACCTTGATTTTTAATTATCTGTCTTAATGTTGTCATTTTTGATATGTCAAATTAGATATTATTAACACAAATAATAATCAAAAATGATATCAATAATCAAAATTGATAGTATATTTGCATCATCAAATTAACCTGATACAAAGAAACGAAGATTAATTCAGATTTCAAATAGTATAAACATATTAAAATACACGATTATGAGAACAAGAGAATTTTTACACGAAGTAATGAGCCTTGCTTGGCAGTTCGTTAAGCGTAATGGCTACACCATGAGCGAAGCAATGAAGGTCGCTTGGGCTAATTTGAAACTGAAAGGTGAGATGAAGAAGAAGATAGTGAAGTTCTACTTCAAAAAAGTGGACGGTTCTGTTCGTGAGGCATACGGTACACTAAATGAAAAGCTGATGCCTGCCATCACTGGTACTGACAATAGAAAGAAGAATGATACCGTCCAGACTTACTATGATACTGAACGCCAAGAATTCAGATGCTTCAAAAAAGCTAATCTGATGTCAATCGCATAAAAGATATGGATATGAATGCTTACACGATTAACCAGCAGTTGGATAGCCTTTATAAAGATTTAGAGGCAGCTCACAACAACGATGAAAGGACTGTTTGCCTGATGTTCAATGCTGATAGCAAAAAAGAAGTTATCCAGTTGATAACGGATGAGATAGACAGTTTGGAAGATGCCTTAAAAGGTTTTGAAACTTGTGAAGATGATGGCATGGATTACGATGCTCTATGCCGGGTACAAGGTATCAGCCGATACGCATAATACACGATTATGCAATGCACGACAGCCCTACGGACGGATTGAACGGCAACCGATAGCGAGAATCGGGTAGGGTACTATTGATTGGTTCTTTGACATATTGATACGATAAAAAGATATATTTCTGCGAAGGCACGTAAGCGAAGCCAGTGATGGTGGATAGTGGTGGGTGCAAGTGGAACGGAATTGACACCGATAGCAACCGAGGATAAGCCGACAATGGGCGAATGGTTGTATATGTCTGATGGTGGTAAAGCCACGAAGTTGAAATGGTTTTTACTTTCAGCACGCCAATTTGTCTTTAGCGTGGTGAGTATGCTTGGTTAGGCACAAGTATCGCTGAAAGGTCTTATAGTCTGTACTGAACTGAAATAAGGTTCTGCTATTCGATTAGGGTACAGATACTTATTTAAATTTATACGATTATGAAAACAATCCAATTCGTTTTATCTATATTGGTTAGTATATGTGCTGCCGGTATGCTTTACGGGGCTATTACTACTTACAGTCCTATGAAAATATTCTCTATCACTATAATGAGTGTTATATGTGTAGGGTGTGTGTCGCTCATGAGAATAACTTATAGAGAACTTAAAACAGACCGCTAAAAGGTAGTCCTATAATCCGGCACAAGGCGCATGGGGATGAGTGCACAATCACCTTGTAAACCAGCTGGGCGGTAATTTATGAAGTAGCATTGTTGGAATGCGTGTAAGCGATTAATTGTTGGTATTAACTTATATTCTAATTTATATATTCATTTAGCTTACAAGAAGTAGGTTCGACTCCTACCTTTTTAACGACATTTTAAATTTATACGATTATGACAGTGGAAGAATTAAGAGGCATGACGCATGAAGATTTAGTAAGGCGTGTGCAGGAACTGGAAGAGGCTAACGAGAAATTAGCTGAAGAGAAAAATACATGGTATAAATCTTGGAGTGATTTGAACCGGAAGTTTGATCATTTCAAGAACGCGGTTAAAAGCATTGTTCTGATAATAGATTAGATATTCGTGTTTTATATTGTGTTTGTACTGGGTGTGCCGTCCGTGAGGATAGTGCACCTTTTTTAATCGGATGGTTAGCTTATCGGTTAGAGCTTCGTGTTGCGCAAACAATTGGCACGATTGAGAGGGGTTCGATTCCCTTACCATCCACGAATCATTAATTAAATTTTACTCTTATGGCAAAAGAACTGAAAGAAAGAACAGAAATCAAGAAAAAGCTGAAAAAGAAGAATGACAGAATCAGCTTTGACTTTAGCGACAAACTTGCCGGACAGCTTCGCAGGTGTACCGCTGATCTTAACAGGCTGGCAAGGATTGACCGGATAATAGACAAGGAGCAAACTTTGTATTCGGTGGACACTAACAGGGAAGCCGGATATATTGAGGTTATCCGCAATTATTAATCAGCTGACTTACACGATTATGAAGAGAGTTTTTAATGAACTTACACCTGAATGCGAGATTACGGCACGAATGTATGCACAAGGGTATGAGAAGAAGGAAATAGCCGATTTGAAATGCAGGGCTGTGAGTACGATAAACAACCAGTTGCAGAAGGCTTTTGAAATTCTTCATGTAAGAAATGGAAGAGAACTTGCTACCATGCTTTACGAACGAATAGCTGGTGTGAAACTTACAATGGATTTTTCACCGACTGTTCGTGCGTCTGTTGCATGTTGCTTATTGTGTGTATTTTCTCTATCGCTTTATCACGAACAGGGCGATATGAGAAGGGGACGAAGAACGAGAGTTGAACGAATTGAAAGAACTGGACGGTATGGAGGTAAGACTTGAATTATTTGAATTTAAAAATATCTGCATGGACATGGCGGAGCTTGGTGCAGCTGCCAGTGAGAAGAAACGGTCTCCTGTATCTGATGAAATCAAGCAAAGAGAAGCGTTCAGATGGTTAAAGACACTTGGGTATGAACCTAACTTTTTGGAAAAGTTAGAGAAAGAAGGATTGGTGCATAAGAAAAGAAAAGGCTCATCCAGAAATTCTCCTATCATATATTCCAAGTTCGAGATACAATCCGCTATTAATGCTTTTAAAATGAGTAAATATCTGAACAAATAACCCTATAAAATTTACGATTATGTCACTGATTAAGAAAAGTAATGAATTAGTTATCCCGACCACCGTGAAGATGATGATTTACGGTCAAGCCGGAATGGGAAAGAGTACGGTAGCATTGAGCGCACCGAAACCGCTGCTGTTGGACTTCGATAACGGCGTGAAGCGCATGAACATGGCGCACTTGGAGAATATAGACACGGTACAGGTCACTTCATGGAGCGATGTTCAGCAAGTTCTTCAAGAGGACTTGTCCGCTTATCAGACCATTGTAGTAGATACCATCGGCAAGATGATGGACTTCATCATTACTCACAAGTGTGGAACCCGCCAGCCGTCCATCCGTGATTGGAGCGGTATCAATGCAGAGTTTTCATGGATGACACGAACACTTTCGGGGCTTAACAAGCACATCATTTTCGTTGCCCATCGCGACACAAGAAAAGAAGGTGATGATACGGTGTTTATCCCTGCCTTGCGTGAAAAATCCTACAACTCTATCGTTACCGAACTGGATTTGCTCGGTTATCTTGAAATGAAAAGCGAAAGAGGCGTCCAAAGACGTACCATCACTTTTGACCCAACTTCAAGAAATGACGGTAAGAATACTTGCAATCTTCCTTCAGTGATGGAAGTTCCTACCATCCTTGACAAGAATGGTAATCCAACCGCAAAGAACGACTTTATCACCGCCAAGATAATCAATTCGTATTTGGGTATGCTTGCTGCCAAGAAAGAGGCACAGGAAAAGTATGATAAAGTTATTGAAGAGATAAAAGAACAGATCGAACTTATTACGGATGCGGAATCTGCCAATGAGTTCGCCTCTCATATTAATGAGTTTGAACACGTTGGTAGTTCTTTGATGATGGCGAGAAGTTTGTTTGCTGCAAAGGTAAAGGCTTTGGGACTGATATTCAATAAGGAAACTAAAATCTACTCAGATGCAGCCTAAATGCAAGAAATGTATCCGATGTGGTAAGGAAAAACCATTTGGCGAATTTCATAAAGATAAGAACTCGCCAGATGGTTTACGGGAATATTGTAGAGAGTGCCTTTCTATTATGAGAAATTCCCAAAACAGTATTGAAGACTATGAGGGTGAAGAATGGAAAGATATAGAGGACTTTAAGGGGATATATTTCATAAGTAATTATGGACGTCTAAAGCATGCATTAAATCCATTGCACCATACATTAAGAATTCCTCATCCTACATCTAATGGATATTTACGATTGGTATTGTCTCATAAAAACAAAAGAAAAACGGTGTCTATTCATAGAGAAGTTGCCAAAGCGTTTATTCCTAATCCAAACGGTTGTGAAACGGTAAATCATAAGGATTTAGACAAAACTAACAATAAGGTTTCTAATCTTGAATGGCTTCCTATAAAAGATAACATAGTTCATGCAAGAGAGAATGGAAAGAATAATAGGAAGCCTATAATTCAATTCGATATGCGTGGAAATATTGTTCGAGAATGGGAATCAGCTTGGGCAGTTCAATTGGAATTAGGTTTTTTCTCAACCCTTATATCAAAGTGTTGCAGAGGGAAAATGAAAACGTATAAAGGATATAAATGGAGATTTAAGCAATGAATAAAATATTTTATAGGATTTATCCTACGATTCTTGATGCTTACTTCAATTACCTTAATAGCGATGTCATATATGAGCGTTATTATGGGTGGAGTGAGAATCCACCATGTACGGAAGAAGAGTTTCGGCAGAAGCAGTTTCAAGAACTGATAGACCGGATTAACCGCAAGCCATTCGATAGCGAAGCGGCAGACCGTGGCACGGCTTTCAATGAAATCATTGATTGTATGATTGAGAACCGTAAATCTTCTATAATGGAAATTAGCAAGGCATATCACGATGATGGAAAACTTTACGGGATAAAAGCTGTTTACAACAATCGCACTTTCACTTTTCACATTGACCTTTGCCGCGAGTTTGCCAACTACTACAAAGGAGCATTAACCCAACAAAGAGTAGAAGCCATCTTGCCTACTGCATACGGTAGTGTATTGGTTTATGGTTTGATTGACGAACTGATGCCTACCAGTGTTCACGACATCAAAACAACCGGTAGTTATACTGTGGGAAAGTTCAAAGATCACCACCAGCATTTAGTTTATCCTTATGCTCTTATGCAGAATGGGTCGGATGTACGGACATTTGAGTATAACATTGTAGAGTTCAACAAAGGCGGTTATGTGGTAGATACCTATACAGAAACATACGTTTTCAATCCTGAACGTGATATTCTAGGTCTTACTAATCATTGTGAGGAATTTATCCGGTTTTTGGAAGAAAACAGAAAATTGATAACTGACACTAAAATCTTTGGAAATGAATGATGGAGTTTATTTTGGCGAAAATGGTAACGAGGTAATCGTAATCAATGGATTTGAATACTCACGAGAAGAATTTGATTCCCTTGTGGATATGTGTGGAGATTGCAATATGTAATAAAAAGAACCAGTAATATTAGGTTATGGCAAATCAAATAACCGGACGGATAACCGAAATCGGACAAACTGTTCAAATACCATCCAAAAACGGTGGTTCCTCGTTTACAAAACGGGAGTTCATTTTAGATGCTACCACTTACGACCCTTATACGGGAGAGCGTAGCGAGTATGAGAATGTTATTCCCTTAGAGTTTTCAGGCGATAAGTGTGCAGAACTTGACCGCTTTAATCAGGGTGATGTTGTTACTGTATCATTTGTCTTACAAGGGCGTTCTTGGACGAATCAAGACGGAGAACTCAAACGTATGGCATCTATTCGGTGCTACAAAATAGATGCGCGTGGTGGTGTATCGCAACAAACAACATCGGTACAACAGCCAGCGCCACAACCGACCTATCAGCAACAGCCGCAGAACTTTCCGCCTCCGGTTGATGCTAATGGCAATGTAAAGGACGATTTGCCTTTTTAGCGTATGCTGTTCGACTTGAAGAATGATATGGAAGAGAAATGATATTTAATTTATCAAATCATTATGAAATACCCAAGTTCAAGGAGTATGTAAACAAGCTGTTTAGTGAATGTGCGGTGGTGGAAGTGAAAAAGAAACTACCTAACCGCACGCTTGCCCAAAACAGCTACTTGCATCTTCTTTTAGGGTATTTCGGTAGTGAGTACGGTTGCAGTCTCGACGAAGCAAAAATTGATTTTTATAAGAGGACTTGCAACCGTGATTTGTTTGAGAGAAAGACGGTCAACAAGAAAGGCAATGAAGTAACCTATTTGCGCAGTTCTGCCGAGCTGACAACAGGTGAAATGACTTTGAGTATTGACCGTTTTCGTAACTGGAGTGCATCAGTGGCAGGTATCTATCTGCCGGCTGCAAATGAACATCAAATGCTGATATACGCCCAGCAGGAAATACAAAGAAATCAAGAATTTATATGAAAAAGTACAGATTAAAAAAAGAGGCAGTCCCCTTCTTTGTAGATAAGCTGGCAACTGCTATTTACGATTGGGACGTATGGCAAAAGTACAACGTAGATGATAAAGCCCTTGAGGAAGTAGAAGATGCACGAATTGAGTACGGAATAAAAACGAGTGAATCCGGGGCTACTTTAGGTGGATGGGATAAAAACGGAATGACGCTATGTTTTACTCTCGTATTCCCATCAATGAAGTATCACGAACATGATGTCTTTAGTAAGGGTAAAATGGTGCGCGAGTTGATGAATCGCCTTCAAAGGGAAACTAACAGTTTTGTAACTGAATTTTACAATGAATAATTTATAAATCATATCGTTTATGGACAAATTTTTAGGACAAGAAATCCTTGAACAGGAACGTTGGCAGTTCCTTCAGGATAATGCCGATGCAGTAGAGAAAATCGGTTATACCCACCGATTCACACCCGAAGAATTGGCGCAAAAGAAAGAAACATTAGCCGAGGTATCAATTACAATCAATGATATTGAGATTGAAAAGAAAGAGGCTATGGAAGAGTTCAAAGAACGCCTGAAACCTTTGAATGAAGAAAAGCAAGAACTCTTGGACCATATCAAGAGAGGTTCAGAGTTTGTAGAAAATGAAGAATGCGCCAAAATCCTTTACCATGAGGAAAAGATGGCAGGATTCTATAACAAGTTGGGTGAGCTGGTTTATAGCCGCCCGATTATGCCGCAAGAAATGCAGAAGACAGTATTCAGTATTAACCGTAAAACAGGAACAGAATCATGAGCGAAAACAAAATTAACTTGGTTGTGCCGAAAGACTATAACGGCAAACCTATCGAAGTAGTATTGCGTGAAGGTGAAGCACCCGTAGCACTTGGCCCGAAAGAACAGGAAAGAGTAGTTATCAATGGAACGATAGATGCACCTCTCAGATGGTTGGAAAAACGTGTCGAACTGATTAATCAGAAATCGACCAATATCATTGTAAATCGTGATAAGATGGGGTTAGCATTAACTATTGATGAAACCAACTACTATCAGACTGAAATCAACGGTATTTTGCAGCCTTCAAAAGAAATGCAGGAGTTTGGTATCAACGTTGAAAAGAAATGGGAACCCATCAAGTTATCTAAGTTCATCAAAATGCACCGTGCTTTCTTTACAGACAAGTCACAGAATATGATGCTTGTATCTACTTTGAAGAATTTCAAAGCAAAGGTAAACCAAGACATTGAGCGCAGCAAGGAGGAAAACGGCAGCAAAGTTGACAACTACTCGCAGGTGGTTGATTCCAATTTGCCGAAATCATTCAAACTGAACATCCCTCTTTTCAAAGGCTTTGCCTGTGAAGAAATCGAAGTTGAGATTTACGCTGATGTAGACGGTAGAGATGTTTCACTTTCTTTGGTTTCTGCTGGTGCGAATGAAACCATTGAGGAATACAAAAACAAGGTGATTGACGAACAGATTGAAGCAATCAAAGGTGTTGCACCTGACATCGTAATCATCGAAGTATAATTGATAGCCCGGAAAGACGGGCATCTGGTATCGTGGCGGAATTGGTAGACGCACGACGAGTACTGGAGCTTTACCCAGCCGGAAGGGTTACTCAAAGCAGAAAGCTCATGCAGGTTCGAATCCTGCCGATACCACAAACTAAAACAATGAATTATGCCGTATTACATCAAGAAGCCTAAGAAGAAAAAAGAAAAGCCTTTACCTCTGTTTGATAAAGCAGGGATAGCAGTAAAGAAGAAGCCGGATTTGAAAGCTAAGCTCGACAAGGAGTTTTCCCTTTTTATCCGGCTTCGTGATGCAATGCCAAACGGATATTTTAGATGTATCTCGTGCGGGCAGATAAAACCGTTTACACAAGCAGACTGCGGGCACTATTTCAGTCGTACACATTTGGCAACACGTTTCGATGAAAATAACTGCCATGCTGAATGCCGACACTGCAACAGATTTAAAGCCGACCATTTGGAAGGCTATCGGGTGAATCTAATTGCTAAAATCGGTCAACAGAAGTTTGATTTGCTGAAGGTGAAAGCTGCCGGTACTTCTAAAATGTCTGATTTTGAGTACGAACAGCTAATCAAGTATTACAAAGCACTTAATAAGAAGTTACGAAAGGAGAAAGGGCTATGAGTTATGTATTACGAGATTACCAACAGAAAGCCTCTGATGCTGCCGTTTCTTTCTTCAACAACAAGGCGAAGAAAACAAATGCCATTATGGTGTTACCTACGGGCAGCGGAAAGTCGCTTATCATAGCGGATATAGCCGCAAGGCTTGACGGTCATACCTTGGTGTTCCAGCCCTCGAAGGAAATACTCGAACAGAATTTCAAGAAACTCTGTTCATACGGTATTCTTGATTGCAGTATCTATTCAGCATCCTTTAACTCAAAGGAGATAAGCCGGATAACATTTGCCACCATCGGCAGTGTGAAGAATCATCCCGAACTGTTTACCCACTTCAAGAACATCATTGTGGATGAATGTCATCTTGTAAACCCCAAAGAGGGAATGTACAAGGATTTTTTTGATGCAGTGAAGTGTAAGGTTCTTGGGCTGACAGCAACGCCATACCGTTTAAGCTCCAGTCGTGATTTCGGCTCCATGCTGAAATTTATCACTCGGACAAAACCTCATGTCTTTTCAGAGGTCATTTATCATGTACAGGTAAACCCTATTAGATATGGTTACTTGGCGAAGTTGGATTACTATTCAATGAATCCTTCAGGGTGGAATGAACTTAACTTGAAAGTAAATACTACTGGTGCCGACTATACGGATAGGTCAGTTCAAAAAGAATATGAACGGATAGACTTCTACGGTTATCTCGTTCATATCGTCCAAAGGCTGATGAATCCCAAAGCCGGAGGAAAACGGAAGGGTATTTTGGTCTTTACCCGTTTTTTGAAAGAAGCGGAACGGTTAACGATGTCAATACCCGGTTGCGCTATCGTTTCAGGTGATACTCCTAAGAAAGAACGTGAACATATTCTTGAGGCGTTCAAAGCTGGTGAAATTCCGGTAGTAGCTAATGTGGGTGTACTTACGACTGGCTTTGACTATCTGGAACTTGATACGGTCGTTATGGCACGTCCTACAATGTCACTTGCCATGTGGTATCAGATAGTCGGTCGTGCCATCCGCCCGCATCCTTCTAAAGAATGTGGATGGATTGTGGATTTATGCGGTAACATCAAACGTTTCGGAGAGGTGTCGGATTTACGATTGTTTGATAGCGGTAATGGTAAGTGGGCTGTATTTTCTAACGGAAGGCAATTAACTAACGTGAGATTCTAAGACTATGGACGAAGGATTTTTGAGGCTAAGCCGCAGGTTTTTCTCGAATGAAATGTGGAATGAAGCCCGTACTTTTAGCAGTTGCGAAGCGTGGTTAGACTTAATTCAGTCTGCACGATTTGAGGCAACGCCCCGAAAGGAGAGTATCGGAGGTCGAGAAATCTCTTATTCAAGAGGTCAATATCCTGCATCCATAAGATTTCTGTCACAGCGTTGGAAATGGTCTGAAAAGAAGGTGCGTTCCTTTCTTGTGCATCTTAGAAAGAAAGGTATGATAACTGTTGAGTGCAATCAAGGAATGAACCTTATAACCTTATGTAAATATGAAGAATATAATCCAATGGGCACAACCAAGGGCACAAGTAAGGACACAGGTATTGAAAAGGAAATCAATGAATTAAGACACGAATGGGCACAACTAAGGGCACAACTTGGGGCACAGCCCATGAACAACAATCTACCGCAATCCGAACTTTTACAAAAATCAGGGCACACAGAGGGCACAAATACAAAGAAAGAAGAAAGAGAGTATATAGATATATCTCTACATCAAAAGAAAGAAAATACTCCTGACGGAGTATCGAAGAAAGCTTGGCTTTCTTCGCCATCCCCCTCTGAAAAGATTGATTACAGCGGATTGATGGAATACTATAATACCACATTCAAAGACAGACTCCAGCAGATAAGATCAATGACTGATGTGAGAAAAAAGGCTGTAAAAGCCCGGATAGCCCAATATGGGAAAGAGTCAGTGAGGAGTGTTTTCAATCTCATTCTTCAATCCCCGTTCTTACTTGGAGCTAATGACCGCAATTGGAAATGCGACTTTGATTGGATTTTCAAACAAGCAAACTTTACTAAAATATTGGAAGGAAACTATAATGGGACAAGACTTAGTAAAAATCAACAGGATAGCGAGCAGCGAAAACGTGATTCAGTTCTTGCAGTCGCTACAACCGTTAGAGAAGCTGCCGCAAAAAAGAGAAAGGAACTTGAAGCAGAGGGCGTTATTGAATAAATATCCCGATCCTGCACAATTCATTCTTGATTACAACCCTGATTTGCAGTTCAAACTTGTCAGATGTAATGCAACCCATTCAGAACTGGCGTTGAATGACAGCATTCCGAGTTTAGGGCTATTGTCTTCTACTTATGGGGATGAAACACCGATAGAATGGCTAAAGATACAATTTGGCTCATTGAATGACTTTGCAGAAGTTTCAACCAAGATAGCGAAAGAGCAACTTTCTGAACTATCGGAGATATTCCTTTCGGAGTATTATTATATAAATGCCGCTGAAATCTGTTTTTTCATAGCACGGTTTAAGTCAGGGAAGTATGGGCGGTTCTACGGTTCAATAGATCCATTGAAAATAACAAGTGCGATGCTGGACTACGTATCTGAACGTCGGAAAGATATTGAACGGAAAGAGCGTGAACGATACAGAAACCAACGTGAAAAAGAGATAGAGGAGCGTGGAGATAACAGAATCTCTTATGCTGAGTACATTGAAATCAAGCACCGTGCTGATGCAGGAGATGAGGAAGCTAGAAAAATGCTGATATCACCATGAGAATAACCGTTTACTGGGTAACAAGAAATCCGGATGTTATCGTAAGAATCCGGAAAAAGTTCAATATCCCAAGTTATACTTCCGTGAACTACGAAACAGAATGTGAAATCAAGAATGAAGACTTTCCACTGTTAGAAGAAACAGAACGAAGGGGATTCATTCGAATTAGAAATAAGAATACACGATTATGCAAGGAACAGACAAACTGAATACGATAACCAACATCGTATTTGTCCTCACGGACGTTCTAGAAATGCAGCAGCAATATAAGAAAGAAGGCTTTGAATTGCGGCACGATTCAAAAAGAAACTTCAACACAGCCATAGCCGCGATAAAGAGATTGAAAAGTGATGTGAATCATTGCAGCGAATCCACTCAGGAAAACTT